GATGAGCCTGCGCAGCGCAGGAATCAGGATGTCATCACGGCCATCCCGGAGCATTAATGCATAGGCGACGTTGTTGACATCTTCCGACGTGCAAGCGAAATGCAGAAACGGCCGGATTTGAGACAGATCCGGATCGTTACCAAATTTCTCGGCCAAAAAATACTCGACCGCCTTGACGTCGTGGTTGGTGCTCGCCTCGTCAACCATCTCGCTAACCGAGTGGCCGACACTATGTTCCCGCATGACCGACCGTTCTATACCTACGCCCTGACCCCGGAAAGCCAACTGGCGCTGGAGAAGGAAGTTGGCGAGGAGGTTGGCAAGCTGGCCGAAGTGGTGCGCAAGTCTACTGCGCGTATCGAACAGGTCGGGATGCGTATGCTGAAGATGACGGCCTACCGCCCACAGGTGGTGATGGCACTGAAGCATATGATCATCACTGGCAACGCTATGCTCAAGCGTCAGAAGAGTGGCGCGCGTGTCGTGTATGGCATTCGTGACTTTGCTATCCGCAGGGACATCGAAGGCAACATGACCGAGGCGATGCTGAAGGACAACAAGCGTTTCGGAAACCTCAAGCCAGCAGTAAAAGATACACTGCGGTCGGCCAAAGCAGACTACACTGAAGAAAGCGCAGTCACTCTCTACAGCCACTACAAGCTGCAAGAGGATGGCCGCTGGCTGTTCGAGCAAGCTGCTGACAACGTCATGCTGAATGCTCCACAGTTCTTCACTGCTAAGGAACTACCGATCCTACCGCTCACGTGGTCGCTCGCCAAGGGTGAGAACTACGGGCGTGGGTTGGTTGAGGACAACGCGATCTCGTTCCATAACATCGACGTGCTGACTGCTGCCCTAGTCGACCTCATGGGTATCATGGCTGACTTGAAGTTCTTGGTGAAGCCCGGTTCCCTACTGGACGTGGCTGAACTGAACGCCTCTCCTCGTGGGTCATACCACGTGGGAAATGAAGGAGACATCTCGGTTCCAGAGATTGTGGCCCGTGGTGACATTCAAGTCATAGCTACAGCACTCGACAAGTGGGAGCGCGATCTAGCGCAGACCTTCCTACTTAACTCGGCCTCGACCCGTGACGCAGAGCGCGTGACTGCCGAGGAGATCAGAGTGAACGCTCGGGAGTTGGAGAGTGCCTACGGCGGTCTCTACTCAAAGCTGGCGCTTGATTGGCAGCAGCAGGAAGCCGACTACGTCACCAACAAGATCGACTTCCAGAAGCACCTTGGTGCCGACGCCCAACTGTTTGAGGTTGTGGTGGTCACAGGGCTTGAGAGCCTGTCCCGAGAGGGGCAACTCGATGCACTGAGACTAGCACTGGCCGACTTGCAGATGCTGGACACTGTTCCAGAGGAGATGCGGGCTACTATTAACCCGCTTCTGTTCGCTAGCTTCATCTTCACTAACCGTGGGGTTAAGCTGGACCTGTTCCTCTATACAGAAGCCGAGATGAAGGCGAACGCTGCCGCAAGAGCGGAGCAAGAACGAGCACAGATGAACGCGCAGGCTCAAGCCAATGTCGCCGAGGAAGGTGGCAAAGCAGCAGTCGCGCAAGATCAGCCATAAGTGGAGAGAGCAATGGCCGAAGACACAGCAGCGGCGGAAGCCGCAGCAGCAGAGGCAGCAGCGAAAGCAGCAGCCGATATCAAGAACGACAGCCAGACGGACCACGGCAACAAGCCGCCACCGCCTGCATCTAACGCGCCTCCCCCACCGACTGCCGAAGAGAAGGCCGCGCTGGAGAAGGTAGAGGCCGAAGCCGCAGAGGCTAAGGCCAAGACCGACGCCGCTGAGAAGGCGAAAGCCGACAAGACGGCAGAGGACGAGAAGGATAAGACCCCACTTGATACTGAGACGTGGGGATCGACCGGCCACGAAGGTGCTGATGCAGCACTGGGCCTGTTGCAGAATGCGGGTGTTACGCCCGAGGAAGCCAAGGCTATGCTGTTCGATGCAGTCTCCGAGGGCGACTTGTCCAAGGTAGATTGGAAGGCAGTCGAGGCGAAGATCGGTGCCGACAAGACCAAGCTGGTCAAGATCGGGGCCGAAGGTTTCCTCCGAGACACCGCAACACGCAACACACAGATCATCAAGGACATCTCCGTGGTCGCAGGTTCAGAAGAGAACTGGAAGACCGTGGCAGCATGGGCCAAGACGAACCTCGATGGCGACCAGCTTGCCGAGTGGCGTGGGATGATCGACGTAGGTGGGGCGCAAGCGCGCTTCGCTGCTGGAGAGATCGTGGCCGCATTCAACGCGGATACGAACAACTCCACGCTCGACACTTCCGGGGGAAACCCCGAGGAGAAGGGCGACAACACGCCGGGCAAGACCGGTGAGGCCGTCGACCGCAAAGAGTATGCGGAGAAGATGGCCAAGCTGTATCAGCGGGGCAGAGTGCCCACCGCTGGTGAAATCGAAACACTGAACGCTGCACGAGCCCGAGGGCGCAAGCGGGAAGTCTAATAAGAAGGAGCCAGTGAAAACATGGCCAATCCTCCGACCGACAGCACGCACCTCTCCGAGTTCGTGTCTGCCGATATGATCGACCAGTATGGTGGAACCGTGGACAGCCAGTTCGCGAAGAAGTCCATCATGCGCCAGTTCGTTCCCGTCAAGCCCGTTCGGGGCACCGACACGCTGCTCAACCGGCGCGTCGGCAAGACCACGCTTCAGGCCATCACCCCCGGTGTTCGGCCCGAGGTCACGAAGACCCAGTTCGGCAAGGCGACCGTCACGGTCGACACGCTGATCCTCGCCCGAGACAACCGTTCGCAGTTGAACGAGTTCCAGACCGACTTCAATGCACGGCAGGAACTGGGCGTGGACCACGGCAAGGAACTGGCCAAGTTCTTCGACGAGGCGTTCCTTATCATGGGCACGCATGGTGCACAGCTTTCGGCACCGTCGAACCTGAACGGCGCGCTAGCCGCAGGCAAGTCGACCACGCTGACCGCCGCCGGTGACGAGACCGACAGCGACAAGCTCTACACTGCCATCGAGGGCATCATCGTTGAGATGCAGATCGACGACATGGACACGGACGAGATGGCGATCTTCGTCAACCCGACCCAGTATGCCGTTCTGCTGAACAACCAGAAGCTCATCGACCGCGACTTCAGCACCGACAACGGTGACTTCGCGGACGGCAAGTTCAAGACCCTGATGGGCACGCCGGTCGTCATGACCAACCGCCTGCCCGACGGTGCCGCGATCACGCACAAGCTGTCCAACGCGGCCAACAGCAACGCCTATGACATGACCGCTGCCGAGGCTCGCGTCTCTGCACTGATCCTGCATCCGAAGGCGCTGCTCGCTGGCGAGACCATCCCGCTTGCTTCCGATGTCTTCTTCGACAAGGTCGAGCGGTCGTGGTTCATCGACAGCTACCTCGCGTTCGGTGTCGCCAACCGCCTGCCGGGCGCTTGCGGCTCCGTGATGTTCACGGTGTAAGACAACACGAACAAGACCCCGGATCAACTGGGGCACCTACACAGTCTCTCTCCTGTGTCGAGGGGATCATCTCACTTCGGTGGGGTGGTCCCCTTATTTTTCGAAATTCGTTATGCACTTTCACTCAAGGAGCTACACCATGTCAAGGACAGTCAAGGGCGGATCAAGCCCACGGCAGGTCGCGGCAATACGGGGACGCAAGCTAATCAGAGAGCGATCTGAGCGGCAGTTCCACTTCCGCAAACTGAAGAACATGGGCAAGTTACCGCCTGTCGGTGACATTCGCTCGTAACACAAGGGGCCGCATCATGGCACTGACTAAGCTGGACGTGATCAACGCCATGCTCGCCACCAAAGGCATCGCGCGGCTGAGTGCGTCCGATACATCGCACCCTTCCTACGTCTCGGCCAATGCCAAGTTCGAGGAAGTGGACACGGACATGCAGGGTAAAGGCTGGTGGTTCAACACCCGCCAGACTACACTGCTGCAAGACACAAGCGGCGAAGTCTTCTACCCTGAGAACGCTATGCACGTCGACCCAGTGGACATCGACGACGAGTTCGTCATGCAGGGTGAACTGCTGAAGCTATACGACCAGACCGAAGAGACGTTCGTCATCAGTAAGGATGTGAAGGTCAACTTGGTCACACAGGAGCCGTTCGAACGGACACCACCCCCAGTGCGGGAATACATCAAGGCCCGCTGCAAGTATGAGTGGTTTCTCGATGGAGACGGTGATCCTCTGAAGGTCAAGGAATACAAGGATGCCGTTGCACTAGCATGGGCCTTCCTGACCCGCGAGCACCTCAAGAGCGCAGACACCAACTTCAAGCGTGGATCACACGGCTTGTGGTATGGTGGAAGCAACCGCCCGTTTAGGGCCAACCGGTCTGTCGCCAGACAGCCCACCTAAAGGAGCAATCCCATGGGAGTGAACGGAGCCATCGGCGCTATGCTGCAAGGCGTAAGCCAACAGCCGTTCCGTATTCGCTTGCCGGGAAAGGTGGGCGAACAGATCAACCTCCACAGTGATGTGAACCGAGGATTGATCAGTAGACCGGCTGCTGTAGAGGTAGCGAACATCGGCACAGAAGTGACCGCCATGGAGTTCGATACAGTAGTGGTCGATGATGTAACCTACATTGTCGGCTTCCACAGTGCAGAGACCCGTGTGTGGGACCTGACAGGAACCGAATACACTGTAACACCGCAGGACGCCAATGCCACAGCCTACATGGGCGACAACATGGGCTTCCACGTTTACGACGACACGATCTACATCACCAACCGCGACGTGGTAGTAGCCTCAGATAGTTTCATCGACACCACCAACGTCATGCTGAACCAAGGCTTGGTGCAGTGCTTAGGTGGTAGCTTCGGTCGGAACATGCACATCAACATCACCTACTCGGATGAAACAGTTGCGTCGGGGTTCTACAACATTCCCGACAGTGATCCCGACAAGGTGAACGGCGATGACATCATGGACAACTTGGTCAACCTAGCTGTGGGAGCATTAGTTAACGACGGCGACCTCAAGGGGACGACCACGTTAACCCTGAACCATAACGTGCTTCTCATCACTGATAGCGCGTTCGAGTTCACCCTGACAGTCGAAGACGGTGAAGACAACTCAGTGCTTCGCGGCTTTGTGGGTGTCGCCAAGAAGCTCACCGACCTGACCAAGTTCGCGCCTCACGGCACACTGGTCAAGGTTGAAGGCGAGGACAAGACCGACGACGATTTTTACATGCGCTTTGAGGTTGTGGACGAGACCACTGTCGGTGACGGCTTTGGGATCACCGGCCTATGGCGTGAGTGGGTCAATGCCGAGGAGGCAGTGTCGCTGGACCTGACTACCATGCCACACATCCTGTTCAAAGTAGGCAGCACGTTTTTCTATGAGAGAAACCTGTGGCTGTCACGTCGGGCAGGAGACAGTGACAGCAACGACCATCCAAGCTTTGTTGGTGAAACAATCAAGGACATCGGTGGCTTTCAGTCGCGGTTGGCTATGATCGCTGGACCCAACTTCATCACGTCTCGCACCAACATCCCTGCGGACTTCTACAAGAAGTCAGTTGTGACAGAAAGTGACAGTGATCCTATAGACATCGCCTCTACTACAGAGAGCGAGAAGGACTTGCGCTTCATCGTCCCGTTTGATCAAGACCTTCTTCTGCTATCAGACAAGCACCAGTTTATCGTGCCGGGAACTATCGCGCTAACGCCGAAGAACTCCCAGATGCGACAGACCACGGACTTCGAGATGGCCGGGGATGCGCGACCGTCAAGCACAGGCATTACAGTGATCTTTCCCTATACAGTGGGATTGAATGCTGGCCTCAACGAGTTCTTCGCATCAGGAGACGTGGCCACCAACGGCGCGGACAACCTGATGGACACTCTGACAAGCTACGTCACGGGTGCGATCAACCAGATCGAGACCAATACCAATGAACACATCACTATGTTCAGGACGGATGCTGCCGCGACCAACGACACTGTCTGGATATACAAGTATATCTGGGAGCAGTTGGAGAAGAAGCAGTCGTCGTTCAGCAAGTGGACATTCTTTGATGAAGTAGCTGCTGTATTCTGGGAAGGTGCGACTATCTACATCATCTTCCGAGTGGGCAACGACTACATCCTGTGTTCTATGGACATGAGCTTCCCTGCACATGCTGTCGGTTTCAACCCGACACTGGACAGGCGCAGTGAAGAGGTAGTGGACGGATCGTTCCAAATCTCATTGGCTTACTCTGGCGCATCCTTTGTGCAATACACCGGCTGCGATAAGCCGGGTCAGAACGTGACCGCAGTCGAGACCGGCAGCGGACCCTACACCTACACGTTCGACGAGAACACTGTGCCCGCAGCAGCTACGGTTATCGCGGGTATCTCTTACACGTCTTCGGTGACGCCTACCATGCCCTTTGCCAAGCATCGGGACGGGAAGCCTAACCGGGCTATCGACCTAGTGGTTGGGCGCTTTAAGGCGGCGTTCGAGAACAGTGGCGCTATACAGAGCACGATGGCCTCCCGGTATCGGGCGACTGATACGGTGATCAACAATGACTACTTGATCACTGAGAATAACCCCGATGATCTCAACGAGATCGGTATCCGTGACGGTGTGTTTGACTTCCCTTGGGGAGAGCAGACTGACAGGTCTAACCTGACGCTGGACACGCTGGGCATCCGCCCAATGGCACTGATCGACTTGGACTTTGACGCGCAACGCTTCAAGAGAGGAGTGAGGATAGGATGACCCTTGACCCACGATACGCACAGATGGGTCTAGCAGGCGTTCAGGCTATCACTGGTTTCGCAAACCAAAGCATCTCCGCTAATCTTGCGGGCAAGTTGCAGAAGTATCGGAACCAAGTATCTGCCATGATGGGTGCTATGAACGAGCGGGCCATCCTGTTGAACGAGGTAGGGACACGCGATGCAAGTATGCGCGCTTCCTTTGCCATCGCTCAAGCCGCACAACGTGACCAAGGTTCTGCCGAGATCGCCGCTGCGGCTTCGGGCACTTCCGGTCGGAATGTTGACAGCCAAATGCGAGGTCTTCGCAGGTCTGCATTGTATGCACAAGCCGCACGCAAGATGACCACACGCGCAGAAATGCGTGGCCATCAGAACGAGCGGGTCAACAACCGTGTTAGCACCATTCTTAATCAGGACATCACAGTTCACGCCAAACCCTCCGTGCTTATGGCAGGCATGGGTGCGGCGAAGTCGATGTTCGAGATATGGAACGCAGACCGGACACCAAGTGAACGTGCTGGATTGGGGACTGACCCGGCCAGCAGCAACTTCGTAGACTGGTGGGAGTAACTTCCCACCGGTTAACTCAGGAGAAACCCCATGGGGCAGAAACAAGTAGGCCGCGCACGGACTGATGATAGTCTGGCCGGGTTGCCGCAGGCACGTCCTGCAAGACTGACAGGCCCCGGCATTCAAGTTGGAGTTCAGCCCGCTCCGCAGCCCAGTATGGTTGCTGATCTGGCTGCTACACTTGGGGAATGGGCAAGTGAGGCACTCGTCGTAGAGGCCAATGCAGAGCGAGAGCGCCAGATCATGGACGGCCAGATAGCCGCTGCTCAGGGCCAAGCGTTCGACAGTCTCGAACTAGAAGGCGCAGACAAGTGGTCCCTAGAGGGCCACCGCGCCATGACGGCGACTACTGCTGCCGCTACCCTCCAAGCTGCCCAGTTGCAGATGATCGAGGATCGTGGCTATGCAATGAGTGCCGACGAGTATCGCGATCAATACGGTGATCAGCTTGAGCGGCTTACCGAGGGTGTCGACCCCGGAACTGCACGGATGATCCGAGAGCGGATGACCGAAGTGTTGCCTGAACTTGTCGGGAAGCATACGCTGGCCAACGCCAACCACCAAGAGCAGATGGTGTTCGACAGTCTTGTGCAAGGTATAGGGCCTCTGGCTCTAGACGGCTCGACTGCTGACGCACTGATCACTTTCATGGCTGGTGGACCCGGCTCTGCTACTGCTGCACTATCTGACGCACGGCGCACTGAAGCTATGGTCGAAGGTATCGTGCTGGCGTTTGTCGAGGACAATGCTCGTCCTTATGGACTGATGCAAGAAGTCGGTCTGCTCGATGACTTGAGCACAGATCAACTCAACCGCGTCAACGACGCTAACACTCAGTTCCAGAACAAGCGCCGGAAGGCTTACGACGCCGAGACCCTCGCCTCTATGAAGTTGCTAGACGCAGACATTGCTGACGGCACCGTGACGGAGTGGGAGGCGGTAACTCGCCTACAGTCGATCCTCATGCAGCGTGACATCGTAATGAACGCTGAAGAGGGTGGCTCTGCCTATGATGCTGCCGAAGGCACGTCACAGACAGCAGCTACTACAACTGTCCTTCGTATCGAGAACGCACTACTGCGCAGAGACTATGACGCAGTTGCATCCCTGACAGGGCGCTTCATCGTGAAGATCGAGAGCGACGGTAATCGTGACGCTGTCGGCCCAGTGGTTGAAGCTGGTGCTAACAAAGGTGATCGGGCTATAGGGGATTGGCAGGTAATGCCTTTGACCCTGAAGGACCCCGGCTTTGGCATCCGGCCCAGCGACATGACCCCCGAGGACAATGCTCGGGTGGGCAGACAGTATTGGGCTGCAATGGTCAACCGCTATGAGGGAGACCTTGAAGCGGCACTGATCGGCTACCATGCCGGGTTCGGCAATGCTGATCGCTGGCTACTGGATCAACGCGAATACCACACACTGCCCCAGACAGGGGCATCGGTGAACCACTGGAATAAGTTCCAAGCGGCTATGAAGGAAGCTAAGTTCCCGACAGGTGCTCACGAATACAATGAAGCCCAGCGAGTGTTGGCAGAGAGCAAGAAGGAAGTAGCTGCTGACGAATACGCGCTCATGACCGTGCAGTTCCGTAAGGATGACGCAGAGTTCATGGCTGGCACTATGGATGAGGACGCATGGCGGATACGTCGTGCTGAAATCCGTGAAGGCTATGACGTGATCCGCACTACTGCTCAAGTCAATGCAGACAACGCTATGATCGACCAGATGACTGCTCAACTCGAACGTCAGGCTGCTGCTGCAACTACCAAGCGGCAGAAGCAAGAGAGTGACAGGAAGGCGGCACTGTTCCAAGCTGCAACTACTGAAGCCCAACTCATTTTCCAGACTGTGCTGAACGATCCTGCATCTACGCGGGACGACATCAACACTGCTCTGGTGACAATGAACCAAGCTGTCACAGATGCTGCTGGAGTAGCGGGTATGGTTTCTGAGAACCCGCGCGCCACTTCTATGCGTGTGGCCATCAAGAACCAGTGGCTGGCGGCAGGCGCTGCACTTCAGAAGCGGGGCGACGAGGGTGTGCTTATCGCAAAGCATATCCAGAACGGTAGTCTCTCGCGTGCAACTAACTCGCAACAGGCGAGGGCGTTCGATGCAGCAAGGACGGCTGCTACACAGGTCGTCTCTGATGCGACGTTGGCAAGCGGGCTAGCAGAGAGTGAGGAACTAATCGCAGCAGGTGACAAATTGTATCACGACCAGATGTGGGACTTCTACCGGAGTGCCGGTATTATCGACCCATCTTTCGTGGAGAAAGAGAGCAACGAGCTTCGAAACCTGCAAGATGAAAACGGAAATGCACGTCAGGCTGCGGTGCGCACACTTCTGCGTTACCAAAATGCACTTGTGACCGACCCCGGATTGGCCGAGAGCTACTTCGACGAGGAAACAATGGTCACTGCCGATGCAATCCTAAGTCTCAATGCGAACAACCTCTCTGAAGGTATCCAAATGTATGTCAACCAGCAGGCCGATCAGATCGGTCAAGAAGGTCTGGACGCTTTGACTGCAACGGCTACCAACTCGGCACGCATTCTTAGCTGGTCTCATACCCTGCAAGCGGATGCAAACGCGAACATACTTCAGATCGCGTTCCGTGTTGACAGTGATGCATCGGACTACCTCAACATGACGTTCTCAGAGAAGCAACGCCTGCAACACCTCAACACTACGGCGTTGCTGCACAGCGTGCTGGAGAACGAACTGCACACACAGATGCGGCTGCATCCGAAGGATAAAATCCCCGCTCTACTCCCGAGTGCTACTGCCACTATGCGCAAGCACACGATGATCGCGGGCGGCAGTGCAGCAGTGTTCGCACGCAGCGTCGATTGGAAGAACCGCCTCTTCCGTGGGCGCGAGAACCAGTTTGATAAGGCCACACTTGGCCACGATGTTATACTCGCTTGGGCATCAGACCCTGAAGTCCGAGCACGCTACGGCAACATAATGCAGGACATCGGCACTGTTGAGGACTTCCCCATGATCGGGCGAGACCTCCTCGACGCAGTGGGTCAGGCAGTGGGTCTCGACAGTCAACTCGGAGAAGGGCTGCAACCCGGTGACGCCGCACTAAGCCGCATACGCGGTGTGCGAGAGTTCGTCATCGAGACTGACCCCACAGGTCAGAAACTCTTCGTGCGCTTCTTCCTACCTAACGGCCAGTGGTCTGACCAGATCACAGTCCCATGGGAGGAAGCTGGTGACATCTACATGGCTAAGTTCCCGGCAGGACACTCCAGACTAACACCGGAGTTCCGCTGGAACGAGGAGACAGGAGGTCTTGAGACCTTCCGACCCTAACAAGTCCTCGGCACCTTCGGGTGTCGGGGCCACCCTTTTCATAACAGGAGACCGACATGGTTGAAAGCCTAATCTCGCCGCTGCTCGGACTTCTGAAAGAAGACGAGGACGACGGCATCACCAAAGTGACTGTGGAGCCGAAGTTCGTTCCAGCACCGAAGGCAGAACGTGTGGTCACTACGGCCCCAGAGTTTACAGCGCCCGGTGTAGGAGAAGACAACCCCGAGCTAGTGGACATCGAAAGCAGCCAGATTGCCCAGCAAGCCGAGATCGGACGGCAGACTATGTCTGCTGCCGAACTGGTCATGGAGGGTCTGAAGACTACGGCTGTAGCGAACGCCATTCGCCGTGTCGGTGACGAAGGTTGGCTTGAGCCTCTGGGCTTTGGCGAACTGGACGGCACAACCTACGACAAGCGTGAGTTCGCTAAGACAGTGGACCCACGCATCAGCCGTAGCGATCTGGATACCATACTTTCATATGATACTCTGGAAGGCGCAACGCGAACGATGCATAGGATACTGGCCGAATACGACCGTGGAGCCAAGATGGCTGTGCAGTCACCCGGCTCCACCCTAGCAGTGATCGGGGCTTCTCTTGTCGACATCGACGCGCCACTAATGCTACTTAGCGGTTCCGCCCTCAAAGCGGCTCGTGTAGCGCAGCAGTCGTTGCGCATGTCACGGGCTATGGGCTTGGCACCGGCTACGGCCACTCGTGTCAGTTCTATCGCACAAGGTCTCAACGCAGGCGCACAGGCTAGTGGCCTAGTCGGCGTTACCGAAGTGCTCACTCGTGATACGGCGCACTGGACGGACCTTGCAGCTATGATGCTTGGAGGCACCGCACTTGGTGGAGCACTGGGCGGCACGTTCAACTTGGGCCTACGAGACACTCACCGCGCTGCAACTGCTGAGTTCTATCAGCGAGTGCGCGAGGACAACGTCAACTTGCGGGAGGATTTCGATCCAGAAAAAGCGTTCGATAGCGCCGATGGCTTCGATCCCCCGGAGACCCCTGCTGCCGACGCTACGGTGATCGGTGGGGAGGCTCCCCCGTCTGTCGGGGCTGCTGGTGCACCGGGTGGCGGTCGACCCCGTAGGGTCCTTGAGGACCCCGCCGGGCCTATCGGGAAATCCGAGGCCGAGTGGATCGACTTTGCGGATGATTGGCGGCATAGGTCAGACTTCATGGACGTGAAGAAGAAGGACGAAGGGACATGGTATGCTAATGTCTCTCTTAGCTCTATTGGTGGCTTCAGTGCCAACAACTTCTTCGCGCTACAAGAGCAACAGTTCTGTGGCCAACTGGATCGCAGCCAACGTCTTCGAAAGCCCTAATGGTATGGGACGCGGTCGGTCGACCAGTTCCGTGCTCATGGAGCGATATCATCGTGTCATGCAGACCCATATCGGCGTAGTCGAGTTGGATCAAGCCATGGCGCGCTGGGCGATAGATAACGTGGACCCAGTCACTGGGAAGAACTATACCTTCGCACAAAGCGGCAGGATGACCAGTGGCAGAGGACGCCGCATCTTCAGTCGAGAAGTGATGCTAGAGATGAGTGACATGCAGCTTGGACGCACTAGCAATCGACACGCTAGTGTGAAAGAAGCTGCGGCTCGTTACGACAGCGGAAGCAAGACTGGACTCGGTATCTTGCGCGGCAGGAACGGCGAACGCTCAGTCGATGGCTTCGGCCCTGATGGGGTCAAGGACAAAGACGGATACTTCCCATATCGGCACAACGGTTTCGCTGCCAATGACTACATCAAGCAAGGGGTCACGGTAGCAGAACTAGAAGCGGGATTGGCAGCAGCCTACCGCAACGCTGGTATCGAGAATGCAGCCGACGCTGACGCCATCGCCAAAGCTACGCTTGCCCGGTCACGGGCGGGTGATCACGATCTGGATAGCAGCCTCGATACGCTGCTCTCTGCTGACGGTCGCGAATGGCTAGCAATCGCTCTACGAGATAACGGTATGGGTCAGTTGAAGATCGACCTGTTGCTGAAGCGGCTGATCCAAGCTTCTGAGGTGAAGTCTCGTGAAGGCTTCGCCAAGTTCAGGAACGAACTGGACATGGACACGGCCATCCCCAATAAGGCGGGGGTAGACATCAAAGTCGTGGACCTCATGGAGCAAGACTTGCACCGGAGTTTCCAGCGTTACACCCGACAGGCATCTGGCGCAGCCGCAATGGCCCGCGTTGGTATCACTAGCAGGGGAATGCGGAAGACGGTCATCAAGGCTATGCAAGCAGAGATGCGTTCATTGGGTGAAGACCCGATGAGCACTGAACTGATGGAGGCGATGTTCTCGCACTTCAATGCAGGACCAGTGTGGGGCTTCTCCGGTGGAGTAACCAACAAAGGCATCGGCGTCGAGGCTGCTACAGCCAAACGTCTCGCTGGCGTTGGATTGCTAGAACGCATGGGCATGACCCAGTTGGGCGAAACCGGTGCGATCATAGCTGCTGTAGGCGTGGAGAACTTCTTCCGGCGCGGAGTAATGATTGCGTGGGATAAGGAACTGAGAGCGCACGGCAGGGAACTGCTGGACGAGATGGGCTATCTCAACGGCGACGTTGGATTAGACCACCGCTTCATGGCCGAGTGGCAAGACTTGGATGACGTGTCTAAGGCGGATCGTGCTCAATGGTGGGGTGCTGCGGGAGTGGACTATCTCTCCAGAACCACACAGAACATGGTTTGGTTGCAACAATACACCAATGGCTTCAATCATATCCGGGGCTGGCAACAGCGCACGGCTGTTCGCGGGATCATCGACAGAGTATTCCGTGACCTACAAGCAGGTAAGATGGACCCGATGTCAGCGCGGATGCGCAGCGACCTAGGCTTAGGCCCGGAGGAGCTAGAGCGCCTACGCGACCTGATAGAGAACGGGACCATTGAGTTCCACACAAGAGGATACGTCAGGCAACTGAACCTCGACAAGTGGGATTGGGACCTAGCGGATATGTTTGGCAGTGCGACCACGCGAAGCATGAACCAGCAAGTTCAGAAGAGCATGGCTGGTGAACAGGACGCTTGGATGCATACAGGCTGGGGCAGCATCATGACACATCTCCTGACGTTCCCCATGGCCTCGTTCCAGAAGCAGTTCATCCGTAACGCCAAGCACATGGATACGCAAGCTATTGCTGCCATGACGTTCGGCCTCACTACGGCGATGCTGATGATTATGGTGCGAGACGCGCATGATGGTCGTGAGCGTGACATCCATGATCAGATGGAACGGGCGTTCTCCTATAACAACGCTACGTCATGGGCACCTATGGTGTGGAACCCAGCTATGACCATACTGGGTCAGGACGATCTTCGTATTGCGGGCTACGGCGCGCATGAGAGTGTCGTTCCACCGGTGTTCACACAAGCCGATGCGCTTCGCCGCGTGCCGGGTGCACTCATCAGTGCAGCCAGCGGTGGCGACTTCGACTTCTATGATCAGCAGGCCATCAAGGCGATCCCTTTCGCCAACACCTACGTCTTCAGTAGGATGCTGGAAGCAGCAATGAAGTAATCGTGGGGCCGGGGTAACACCCGGCCTCTAAACCCAAGGGAGGGGCAGATGCCCTACAGTAAACAAACCTTCCCCTATACAGGGGGCGCACGCACCTTCACTATCGCCCTCGCCATGGGTTACATCGAGGAAGATGACATTCGAGTTTATGTTGTCGGAGAACTCGACGGTGGAGGGGACCAGCTTTATCGGACGTTCACTTTCGACAGCGAGTTCGTTGTCAATGTAACGCTAGCGATAGACAACCCGAGTTCTGTAGTTGTCGAGCGCACGGTCAGTCCGAGCGTATTCGACATCGACTTCACAGCAGGGTCAGACTTCACTTCTGCCAACCTGATGACTGCCTTCAAGCAGAACTTCATGTTGATGCAGGAAATCCTCGACGGACGCATCGACGACGTAGACGTGTCTGCGCAGGCTACCAATGCAGCGGCCTCGGCAGCGGCAGCGGCAGCTAGTGCGGCTGCGGCAGCGGCGAGCGCCGCTACCATTAACGGGGATGACGTGATCCTCCGAGACGGTAGCGTGGATTTCACAGCCGTTATCACGGGTGTGGCTCCAACGAGCGATCTACACCTAGCCACCAAGAAGTATGTCGACGACAGCGTTGGCGGTGGTGGCGTGATGCTACTGGACGGGTCACAACAGATGACCGGTCAAATGAACCTGAAGGCTGCTACAGCCCCAGTGGCCGATGATCATGCATCCAACAAGAAGTATGTGGACGACAGTATCACCACAGGGGCTACTACTCCCTTGGCACTTAAAGCGCCGTTGGCTAGTCCGACACTCACAGGCGCACCGCTGTCTCCTACCGCTGCACCCGGCACGGATACTACCCAAATCGCGAGCACAGCATTCGTAGCTGCGGCGATCATTGCCGCTGGATCGACTGCTGCATGGACGCTTGTTGAGACCGCGTATGACTTCAGCATTGATGGCATAGTGGCCTCAGTTGTGACCGCTGACTTCGTGGACAACTTCGAATACATGATCGAGATCATCGACATCGGAAACAATGACGGCGGCAACGCCAATTTCGAGATCGACGTATTCGGTGCTACTTCAGCAGCGTATCTTGGACCACGACAGGGAAATCACAACGTCAACAACTCAACCGAATTGAGTGGGCGCGTTTACTTCCCTGATCCCCGAGTATCGCAGACCATGCATGTCATGGAGGGCTTTATGGGCCTAGAGGCTCTGGCCAGTAATAACTTTAATGACATGTCTGGTGCATGGTTCGGCACAGCCGAAAAGATCACCAAGGTCAAGTTGGCGTGGGAAACCTCGTCTATTGATCAGGGTGTCGTCAAAGTCTACAAGAGGGCTGTCTAATGACCGCCCCGATGGAGGACCCCGGCTATGCTCGCCTTCTCCTCATGGTTGGGGAGATCGCGGGCGACGTGAAGAACCTACTCACGCGGGCTACCGAGCAGACTGCACGGATCACCCGTATGGAAGACCGGCAGAACACGGTCAACATAGCAACCGAGGAGCGCCTGCAAAAGCTTGAGAAGACGCGCGGCAAACTGCTGGGCATCGCTTGGGCTGTTCCGGTCGTCTTGACCATTGCAGGCATCATCATAGGGAGAATGACCTATGGCTAAGGGTGCTGCAAACGAACAAGTCATGGGCGATCTTCACCAGAAGGTTGCCCAAGTCTTTCTACGGATACTCGACAGCTATGAGAAGGCCGCAGAGATCGCCGATGTCGCTGACGATGCGATGGCGGAACTCCTAGGCTCCGGTCCAAACCCCGCAATGATGGGTGCGATCACCAAGTTCCTGAAAGACAACGACATCGCCTTCGACACGGAGGAGATCGCTCAGTTGTCCGACATCGAACAGCGGCTCAAAGCTCGACAGCTTAAACGTGGCAATCTGGTTCAACTCGGGCAACTAGCACTGGTCGAACCAAGTGAGTGACCGTGAGCGAGTGTTCGGGGAGGGAGAGGCATGGGCGGAACTGAAGGTGCTCCAAAGGGAGTATGCGACGTTCCGCCCGTTCCTTTTCGACGTGATCGAGGGGCTTATGGGCTTCACGTGCACGGCTCTCCAGATCGACATTGCAGACTACCTATCTGACGGTCCGACCAAGCGCATGATCCAAGCGCAGCGTGGTCAGGCCAAGACCACGATCACCGCCGCATACGCTGTGTGGCGACTGATACACGACCCGACCACACGTGTGTTTATCGTGTCGAGCGGCACTGACATGGCCCAAGAGATCAGCGGATGGATCATCCAGATCATCAACGGCATGGAGGAGCTTGCTTGCTTGCGCCCCAACAAGGCGCACGGAGACCGATCCTCAGTCAAAGCCTTCGACGTGAACTACGTCTTGAAGGGACCAGAGAAGTCGCCATCAATCGCCTGCGTCGGCATCACGTCGAACTTGCAGGGGAAGCGTGCCGACCTTCTGATTGCGGATGACATCGAGAGCGCCAAGAACTCCATGACTGAAGTTCAGCGCGCGAGGATCGTGCACTTATCACGAGACTTTACCTCGATCTGCTCTGTCGGTGAGATCATCTATCTGGGCACGCCCCAGAGCATCGACAGCGTCTACAACGGCCTCTACAGCCGTGGCTACACGATACGGGTCTGGCCCGGTCGGTATCCCACGGAAGCGGAGGAAGTGAACTACGGGGACCGCCTTGCGCCATCTATCTTGGCTGCTATAGAGGCGAACCCAAAGCTGCGGCGTGGTGGTGGCCCTATGGGCGACCGAGGCCAGCCTACGGACCCGGTTCTCTTGAACGAGCAGCACTTGCTCGACAAGGAGACCGACCAAGGCAGAGCCTACTTTGCATTGCAGCACATGCTCGACACACACTTGTCCGACGCTGACAGGTTCCCGCTGAAGTCGGAGAAGATCATCTTCATGCCGATCAATCAGGACCGCATGCCCATCTACATCAACTTCCAACCGGACCAGAACACGCGGATCATTCCGCCCATGGATTGGCCCATTCAACAGATGTATTACGGGCCGCAGAGTTTCGGAGAAGAGTTCGGCGCATTCAGTGGCACGCATATGTATGTGGACCCCGCAGGCGGTGGACAGAACGGCGATGAAACGGCCTATGCCGTGACCCGCCTGCATGTCGGTCGAGTAGTCCTAGTTGACGTTGGAGGCGTCAAGGGCGGCTTGGATCAGGCACAGATGGACGAACTAACCGCAGTTGCGGAGAAGTGGAAACCACACCTGATCACTATCGAGGAGAACTACGGCAAGGGCGCTCTGTCTTCTACATGGCAACCCTCACTACTTCGCAAGGTCAAGACGACCATCGAAGACGAGTGGGTCAGTGGCCAGAAGGAGCTACGCCTCATTGACGTGCTGGAGCCGATCATCGGCGCTGGTAAGTTCATAGTCGACGTTAACCTACTCAAGAAAGATTGGGAAAGCACCGCGCACTACCCAGTGCACGACAGACCCTCCTACAGCCTTTGGTATCAGTTGGCCCGCATCACACGTGATCGGTCCGCTCTTATCCATGACGATAGGCTGGACGCGGTTGCCGGATCAGCCAAACACTGGCTTGAGGGTTTGCGCGTAGACGACGAGAGGGCCAGAGTAGCCGCGCAACGCGAGGTTTACAAGGCCATGATCAAAGACCCATTGGGCAACGGTCGAACGCCTGCTAACTGGCGCGGCGAGTTGTCCAGACGTGAACCCAACGCTTTCGATACTATGAGAAGGCGCTAACCCCACGGAGACACAGGATGAGTAACTACGAGACCAATGCGAACAAGCTGCCATGGATGCAGGACCCACACGGGTTCGTATCCAACCTTCGGAGAGAGGGCTGTCGCAGCATTGGGCGCATGCAAGGGGATGACCAAAAGATGGAAATCCTCATGGACACACTGCGCGTGCTCGCCAAGTATGCTTCCGCCAAGATGGTAGAGCAGCAGATCGAGCGGGAGACCCGCATTCTACAGCGGGCCGCAGCAACTGCCAAGGCTACCTCACGCAACCTCAACGACGCCATGGAGATCGAACGCCAACTTCAGGCACAGATCGCCAGCGTCAAGGTTCGCTTGACTTCGGTTCAGACCCGACGTGCTCAAGCCGAGGCGCAACAGGCAATCATCCACGCGGGAGGCGCAGAGCGCGCCGCACTGGTCCGAGAGGAACAGCAGACCGCTGATGGTATCGGAGGTGAGAAGTCATGAGACTTGACCTAGACACCAGCGTCATCAAGGAAGCCGAGGGCCTACGGCTCGACGCCTACCAAGACGGCGCAGGCATCTGGACTATCGGTTACGGGCACACTGGACCGGAAGTCACGCGCGGGCTGACCATCAGCCTAGATTACGCGGAGGCCCTACTGGAGCAAGACCTAGCATGGGTGGAAAATGCCATCGAGCGCACCGTCAACGTGCCACTGAATGGCAATCAATACTCAGCAGTGGCCAGCCTGATCTACAACATCGGTGCTGGTGGCTGGCGTGCCTCTACAGTGCTAAGACGCATCAATGCTGGTAACTTCACTGGCGCTGCCGACGCCTTCACAATGTGGAACAAGATCACAGTGAGCGGCAAGAAGGTCATAAGCAACGGCCTGACCAACAGACGTGAGCGCGAGCGCGGTCTATTCTTGCAGGGTATGCGAGAGACCATAGACCATTATCCTCGTCAGGGTATCACTGGCGGTGAAGCCAAGCCCAACAAGCAGAGCAAGACGCTCTGGATGGGCCTAAGTGGCGTCCTCGCGTCGATCATGGCGGCATGGGGCCAACTCAAGGTTGGCGCACCAGAACTGGTGGAGACCTTAACGCCCTACCTGCCCTATCTACTTGGGGCGATCTTCGTGGCCGTCATGTTCAACCGCTGGATGGATAGCCGCAGAGGAGTGCACTGATGATCATGGCGCTCTTGACGCCTAAACTCGCTAAGTTCGCTGCTATGGCCGCAGTCGCCGCACTGGCTTTCTATTATGTGTGGGACATGGGCCGTGACAGCGAACGCGCGAAGTGGGAAGCAGAGATGCGCGCCGAGCGGGACAGACAAATTGTCCTGCTCGACGAGGCACGAGAATACGGAGCCGCCGCTGCAACAGCCCTTGAGGCCGCAGAGGTAGAACGAGGTGACTTACTACGGAGGATGCAGAATGAAGCTCGCAACTCAGCTAACGCTGGCGCTGCTTGTCTTGACGCTGATGGCGTCATGCGGCTCAATTCGATCAGTCGTCAGTAAGCCCGAGTTGGCACCGCCACCCGGTCGACTTACCTACGCCTGTCCCAACCCTTCCAAGCTACCGGCAGGGCCATTGACAGTCGGGGAGGTTGAGACCTACTGGCTCGCCGACCGCGAAGCATTGGTCGAATGCGGTGTTTCCAAGGAAGC